ACCGGACATCAAGATGATCAACAAGATGTCCGAGGTGACCATCCGGGCGGCGCAGAAACAAGTAGATCCTCCGCTACTTGTTCCTGATGATGGATTTATCCTGCCAATCCGTACCGTACCGGGTGGTCTCAATTTTTATAGGGCCGGCACACGCGACCGGCTGGAGCCGCTGAACATCGGGGCAAACAACCCGCTGGGCCTGCAAATGGAAGAGCAGCGGCGCAAGGCCATACAGTCTGCGTTTTTTGTAGATCAGCTCATACTGGGCCAAGGCCCGCAGATGACAGCCACTGAGGTGGTCCAAAGGACAGAAGAAAAAATGAGATTGCTTGGTCCGGTCCTGGGCCGGATGCAGGCCGAGCTGCTGCAACCATTGATCAATCGCGTTTACAACATATTGGCGCGCCGGCAAGTCTTTGCGCCAGCGCCTGAGTTTATGGCGAATGGCAACATAGATATCGAATATGTGTCACCGCTCGCCAAGGCACAGCGCCAGGGCGACATACAGTCAGCCATGCGCCTGCTGGAGCTGATGCAGCCAATGGTGCAGCTAGATCCGAGCATACTGGACAACATTGATGCGGACGGGTTCGCAAAGCATCTGATCAGAGTGCTGTCTGTGCCAGCCACAGCAGTCCGCGGTGAGGATGAGGTCGTGCGGATTAGACAGCAGCGCGCAGCCGAGCAGCAGGCACAGCAAGAAGCTATGCAGGCCATGCAGGCAGCGCAGGCGGCCGGTGAGGCCGCACCATTTATCAGGGCCGTTGGTGAGCCACAGCAATGACGCCAGAAGATACCATAGAGCTTTACAAAGAGGTGTTCACAACAGTTCAAGGTGAGCGTTTGCTTGAAGACCTTGGCGTGAGATTTTGTGAACATTCTTCGACATTCTCACCAGACCCGCATGAGACTGCCTATCGTGAAGGCCAGCGCACGGTAGTGCTGTTCATCAAGTCAATGCTGCGCGATCGTAAACCATTAGAGGATATGATAATCGATGAGTGAAGAACAGGTAGCTGAGGTCTCTGCTGAGCCAGAGGTAACCCAGTCTGTCGCCGATGATTGGCGCTCAAGCATCCCAGAGGAAATCCGGGGTCACAGATCACTAGAATCCATCAAGGATGTTGGCTCTCTAGCCAAGTCTTATGTCAACGCCCAGTCCATGATTGGCGCAGACAAGGTGGCCATACCAGGCAGACACGCCACAGATGACGACTGGGCGCCAGTGTGGGACAAGCTCGGCCGGCCCGAAGCGCCGGAAGGCTATGAGCTGGAGAACAACCCAGGAGAAGGCCTAGAGCCAAATGCAGATATGCTCAACTGGTTCAAAGGCGCGGCGCACAATGCCGGCCTAACACCAGGACAAGCACAAAAGCTGCTGAATGATTATAACGGCATGATCGCCGAGAGCGGTCAGGTCGATAGTGGACAGGCAGAGCAGCTCACCCAAGCCACAGAAACCGAGCTGCGGCGCGAATATGGCCAGGCCTTCGATGATCGCATGGGCAATGCGAACGCTGTGCTGGCTAACTTTGGTCAACAAGAGATGACAGAGATAGAGCTTGCCGATGGCCGGCTCTTGGGTGACCACCCGGACATGATCCGCATGATGGTCAATATCGGCGAGTTCCTCGAACAGCGGATTGGTGAGGATAGTCTGGAGGGCATCTCAAGCCCAAATGCAATGACGCCCACAGACGCTATGCACAAGCTCACCGAGCTGCGCGCACCTGGCTCGCCATACTGGGACAACAAGCACCCGCAGCATCAGTTTTATGTTGAGGAATCACTGCGCTATCAGGAGATGGCCAGCACCTGACATAGATTCGGAAAGGACTAAGGACAGATCGATAAGCCCCGGCCCGATCTAGAATGGTCCTGACTGAAAAACCCGGACAAGCCTCTGGCCCCGGTCGGCGCATCCGTACTGCAACAACCTTTCGTCCGGCGGTCGCCGGGTAGCGAGCAAAACAAAACGCTTCGTGAAAGGAGAGTAGAATGTCTACTCAAATCACCACCGCGTTTTCCCAGCAGTTCAGCACCAATGTCCAGCTTCTCTCGCAGCAGCGTGGCTCCATTCTCCGGGGCGGCGTATCTGAAGAGAGCGTGACAGGTGAAAAAGCGTTCTTCGACCAGGTCGGAGCCGCAGCCGCTGTGAAGCGCACCTCACGGCATGGGGATACCCCCATTGTCGAAACACCCCATTCCAGGCGAATGGTTACGATGGACAGCTATGAGTGGGCTGACCTGATCGATGATGCTGACAAGGTCCGCATGTTGATCGATCCGACATCAACCTATGCTCAGGCAGCAGCCGCTGCAATGGGAAGGGCGATGGACGATGCCATCATCACCGCTGCAACGGGATCATCCAAGACAGGCAAAACAGGTTCGACCAGCACAGCAATGCTGTCCGACAACCAGATTGCCAACGGCTCGGCTGACCTGACTGTGGCAAAACTGATCCAGGCAAAGAAGATACTCGACAACGGTTCTGTCGATCCTTCGATCCCTCGGCATATCGCCGTTGGGCCTGATCAAATCGAGGCGTTGTTGAACACCACCTCTGTAACCAGCTCTGACTTTAACACGGTCAAGGCTCTGGTCCAGGGTGAGGTCAACACATTTATGGGCTTCCAGTTCCATATGAGTACCCGCCTCGGTAAATCCGGTAACATCCGCACATGCTTCGCATGGGCCGAGGACGGCATCAAGCTGGCCGTCGGCAAGGATGTCATGTCACGCATCGATGAGCGCTCCGACAAGAGCTACTCCACCCAGGTTTACTACTGCGCCACCTTTGGTGCGACCCGGATGGAGGAAGCTAAGGTTGTGCAAATTGATTGTGACGAGAGCGCATAGGGAGGGTATGAGATATGGCTACAGTATATAGCACCCAGCAAACCACGCTGACTCAGGACGACCCTTCTGATTTCGTGAAAGCCAACGAGCTGAGCGGTGAAGTCCGCGTTGCTCACGGCACCTATGAGGCATCGAGCCTGGCATCGGGAGACGTGATCGAAATGTTCACCCTGCCTGATGGCGCTCGGATACTCCAGGGCCAGTTGGCTCACGATGCGTTGGGTTCATCGACAACTTTGTCTGTGGGCTTTGCGGCTCACACCAAGGCAGACGGCACCGCCGTCTCAGCATCCGCTGCTGCATACAAGGCCGCAGCAGCCTCAACATCAGCACAGATCGTGGACATCGCTGCCACGCTCGCGCTGCTGAATGGCGAGGAAGTCGATGCAAACGAGAACGGCAAGACCGTTACTGTGACTATGGGCGGCGCCGCTGGCACCGGCTCTATCGCAGTTACGATGCTCTACGTCGTTAACTAACCTACGAGGGGGCAGCACAGGCTGCCCCCTTTTCTCATAAGGGGATCTGAATGGCATCGGTCGTTGATATCTGTAACAGCGCTTTGAACCAGATCGGCGCGTCAAACATCACGGCGCTAACCGAGGACAGTAAGGCTGCCCGGATACTGAATCAACGCTTCCCGTTCGTGCGTGACATGGTGTTTCGCGCGCATCCCTGGAATTGCCTAATGACACGCAAAAAGCTGGTGGCAGATAGTGAAGCGCCAGCCTTTGAGTTTGGCAACGCCTTCACATTGCCCACAGATCCATACTGCCTGCGTGTCATCTCGCTGGACTATCACGACATCATCTATCGCGTCGAAGGTCGCAAAATCCTCACAGATGAGAGCGACGTAAACCTTATCTATGTAGGTCGCGTGACCGACACACAGCAGTACGACACGCTGCTCACAGAAAGCCTGGCAACAGCGCTCGCGGCAGATTCTGCATATGCGCTGGTCGGCTCAGCGCAGCTCGTAAATACATTGAACAGCCTGTATGCATCTAAGCTAAGTGAGGCGCGATTTGTTGATGCAACAGAAGGCACACCGGCCAGCATCACCAGTGTGGCAGATGCAGGCTCCTTGGAAGCTGATACCTTTATACGTGCGAGATACTGATGGCGAAGGCCAGTCCAGCCCTAAATAACTTTACTGCCGGCGAGTTATCGCCCCGGCTCGATGGCCGGACGGATATCGTCAAATATTTCCAGGGCAGTAAAAAGTTAGAGAATTTCACCGTGCATCCGCACGGCGGTGCAAGTAGAAGACCCGGCACAATCTTCGTGCGAGAGGTCAAAACCAGCGCAAACAAAGCCAGACTTATACCGTTCGAGTTCAACGTCGAGCAAACCTACATCCTAGAGTTCGGCAATCAATATTTTAGAATCCACAAGGATGGCGGCACAGTGGTATCTAGCGGCAGCCCTGTGGAGGTCACCACTGTATACACAACTTCACAGCTCGCCGAGCTAAAGTTCGTGCAGTCCGCTGACGTGATGTACATCGTGCATCCATCACACCCAGTCTACAAAATCACGCGCACCAGCGACACCGCCTGGACATTCACTGAGGCGGCTTTCAGGCGCGGTCCTATGCAGGACGATAACATTACAGACACAACACTTACAGCCAGCGCCAGGACTGGCAGCGTGACCATCACAGCATCAGCAGATACCTTTGTGTCTACGGATGTTGGGCGCTTTGTAAAACTGCATGACGGCTTTGCCAAGATCACAGCCTTCAGCTCAGCCACTAGTGTCACAGCCGCAGTCCAAGAGAATGTTGAGCGGCGCACCGAGCTGATGCCGAGCTACACGGCAAGCACTATTGCGTTTCATGAGGGCGATCCATCCGCCACTGATCTTGAGCATAATGACCGGGTCACAGACACGACTGCGAGCTTTGTCAAACAGGGCTTCAAGAAAGGCATGAAGGTCACTATCACTGGGGCCAGCACCAGCGCCAACAATCAGTCCAACAAACTGATCGTCCAGGTGACTGAGGACACCATGCTGTTCGCGCCATCGGTCGATGTTGTGGATGAGGCGGCAAGTGCCAGCATTACAATCAGCGCCGATCTTGAGGCCGATGCAGATTTTGCGTTGGGCGCTTTTTCTGTAACCACTGGCTTCCCATCAGCCATAGCCTTCTATGAAGAACGCCTGGTGTTTGCAAATACCACAGCCCAGCCGCAGACGCTGTTCTTCAGTGTTGCCGGTGATTTTGAGGATTTTGCTGATGGCATTGATGCCGATGATGCGCTCATCTATACGATTGGATCTAACCAGGTAAACGTCATTCGTTACCTGTCATCAAGCCGAGCGCTGATTGTGGGTACATCAGGCGGCGAGTTTGCTGTGACAGCATCTGGTGGTCCTGAGCCGCTCAGCCCGACAAACGCGCAGATCAAGCGCCAGGCAAGTTATGGATCTGCTAACATCCAGCCGGTCCAGGTTGGCAACGTCACGCTGTTTGTTCAGCGCGCAAAGCGTAAAATACGCGAGCTGGTCTATAACTTTGATTCGGACAGCTACCAGGCGCCTGACCTGACGATACTGGCAGAACACATTACTGTGAGCGGTATTGATGAGATCGCGCACCAGCAGGAGCCTGACAACGTCGTATGGCTTGTGCTGAATGATGGCCGGCTGGTGGGCATGACCTACCGACGCGAAGAGAATGTGATCGCTTTCCACAAGCACCGCATCGGTGGCAAGGCAGACACTGGCAAAACAATTACTGCCCAGGCCATCAGTTTTACTGCAAACAGCACAACCGTAAACACCAGCACGAACCGCATCACGCTCAGCAGCCACGGGCTGGCAACAGGCGATCCTGTCTACTATTACGCAGCAAGCAATTCGATCGCCGGCATTGATAATGAAAAAATCTATTTCGTGATCCGCGTTGATGCCAACACGATTAGCCTGGCATCAAGCGCTGCAAACGCCTCAGCCGGTACGGCCGTTGCTCTCTATAGCGCGCCATCAAGCGATACGACGCAGCAAATCTACCAGGGCGTCAATATCGCTAACAACAATATCTACAGCAGCACTCATGCGCTGAACACAAATGACAGTATATTCTATGAGACTAGCGGCACAGCGATTGGTGGCCTGGCAGAAAACACAGAATATTTTGTACAAAAAATATCCGACAATGAGTTTCGCCTGGCAACAAGCCTAGATTTCACGAACGATATTGTGTCGCTCACCTCAGCCCCGACGACTGAACAATCCGACAAAATATTAGTGCCGGCTAAGATCGAAAGCATTGCAGTCGTGCCTGGCGATCTGAATGAGGACGACATTTATATTATTGTGCAGCGTTACATCAATGGCAGCACAGTCCGCCAGGTAGAGTATTTCAGCAACTATGATTTCGGCTCAGACGTAAACGATGCATATTTCGTTGATTGTGGTCTTACATACTCAGGCGCTGCTGCCACGTCGATTACTGGCCTTGATCACCTAGAAGGCGAGACTGTCAGCATCCTAGCAGATGGCGCCACACACCCGGACAGAACCGTCAGCTCAGGCGGCATTACGCTAGAACGCGCAGCAGAAAAAATTCACATCGGCCTTGGCTATAAATCCACGATGGAGACAATGCGTCTTGAGGCTGGCGATACAGAAGGCACTGCCCAGGGCCGCATCAAGCGTGTTCACGGCGTCACCATGCGTCTTTATAGATCTGTCGGCGCCAAGATAGGCAGCGCAGAAACAGAGCTGGATATCGTGCCGTTCAGGTCCAGCGCTCAGGTTATGGGAACAGCCACACAGTTGTTCACCGGCGACAAGGAAGTTGAGTTCCGGGGTGATTTTGAAACCGAGGCCAGCATCGTGGTGCAGCAGGACCAGCCCCTGCCACTTACTGTACTGGCCATGTATCCACGTTTGACAACATTTGAGAGCTAATGAACATCGTACCTTATAAGTCCGATCACATAGACTTTATCATCGAAGAGCGCACGAATGACCAAAAGCCAGAGGACTACAAGGCGTATTTTGGTTTCGGCAAAGGCCTAGATCAACCAGGCATGGCTTACACCGCATTTGATAATGGCAATGTCGTGTGCAGTGCCGGCATCAAAAACCTGTGGACAGGTGTGGGTGAGGCTTGGATCGTCAGCTCCTGGCGCATCTATGAGCGCCCGGTTGCTGTGGTCAAGGCCATCAGAGCCAGGTTCGATGACATTATTGAAGCGAATAATATCCACCGGGTACAGGCAGCTTGCCGAGCTGACTGGCCAGAGGCGGTGCGTTTTGCAGAGTTTTTAGGCTTTGAGAACGAGGGACTGATGCGCTCATACGGCGTTGATGGCCGAGATTATTTTAGATATGCGAGGGTGATCTAATGGCCTCAGGCCCGCTCATGATGGCAAGCGCCGCCTTCTCTGCGATAGGTGCAATCGAAGAAGGCAGAGCCAAGGCAAGAGCCTATAATTACAATGCCCAAATAAACGAACGCAATGCTGAAGTCGCTGACCAAGAAGGCGAGCAGATCATCGCAGAAAACGAGGTGGAGCTTCTACGCTTTCGTCGCCAGTTCGATGATTTGAACGCAGCTACACAACAAGCCTTTCGTTACAACGGATGGATTGCCGACAGCGGCACAGCGCTCAAGGTGGCTATGGCCAACGCTGCTGAGGCTGACGAAGAGATTGCAGCGAGGCGCTACAACGCCAAGGTCGGTAAACAGCAAAAAGAAGAGAGCGCGCTACAGCAGCGTATGCAAGCAAACTTGAATCAAATGTACGCCTCTGCGGCGCGAACATCCGGCTTCCTAAAAGCTGGCGGTTCTCTACTTAGCGGATACGGTAGAATGAAAGGGATTGGCTGATGCGTGTCCCGACATATAAAGCTCAGACCCAGCGTACCCAGGCGGTCGGCGGTCAAATGATGTCAGTCCAGGCTAACCCTGGCGCACTGGCCGCGCCTGCACAGGCCATGCAGCAGCTCGGTGAGACAGCGTTCCGCGTAACGGCTGCTTTTTATGAGGCTGAAAAAAAAGCAGAGCGCGCCGCCCAGGTAAGCCGGCGCACGTCCGGCATGACTACAGCGTTTCAAGATGTAGTGTTGGACGCTGCTGAGCAAAAGTTCGAAACTGTCGAACAGGCCGAAAGATATTACGATAATGCCGGCCGCGCTATCAGGCTCAATGCGTTTGAGGGTGTGCAGGACACGCGCGTCACCAGCTCGCTGCAAGGCAACTTTGAGACTTTATTTGAAGCCAACCGCATTAACTTTCTTAAAACCGCGCGCACCGACATCTATGATCGCAATACGGCAGACATGATGGGCGAGGCGTCACAAATGATCAACCAGGCCGCCGGTGGAAACTCAACGCAACGCACTGAGGCCATGGACCGACTGTTCGGCACAGCTCAGTCCCTCGGCATTTTTGCTGAGATGGCGGACCTTGGATATATCACTGAAGTAGAAGCGCAGAAGCGCATTGCCACAGCGCGCAGTGACATAGCGGAGACACAAGTCAATGCTGAGCTGGCCGCAGCGCAAGTCTCAGGATCATCGATCCAGGCCGATGCCGTCCTGCTAAAACTAATGAACAATGAATTTGCAGACCTGGACGAAGATGAGCGCAACCGTCTCATCGTCAATGCAGAAAG